CTTGTAGGCGGCAACGGTAGCAACCTCGTAGGCGGAAACGAGAGCAACCTCTCAGGCGGATACTGGAGCAACCTCTCAGGCGGATACAGGAGCAACCTCTCAGGCGGAGACGAGAGCAACCTCGTAGGCGGATACAGGAGCAACCTCTCAGGCGGAAACGGTAGCAACCTCTCAGGCGGCAACTCATCATTGATTATTGGCCGGAACGGGTGCAACGTAAAAGGCGGGCTCCACTCCGTGATTGTTTTAACGGAGTGGAAATCCGATGATAACGGCAATTACGTACCCATAGCCGTAAAAGCAGAAATTGTTGACGGCGTGCGGATCAAAGCTGATACGTGGTATAAGCTCAAAAACGGCGAGCTTGTCTAGGTAGATGTATGAGAGCAAAAGGAAAGTGCCCCGGACTGCGGGAACAGTCACAGGGGCACAAAGACAAAATTACCGCTATTAGTTTAGCAGAAACGGGAGGAAAAGTCAATGGTAAGTTTGAGCCCATAGAGGCGCACGAAAAATCAGCCGCAGGAGAGGAAGACCCCCCTGCGGCATTATTGAAGCAAAAAACAAACGGACACGCCAAAAGCTCAAAAAATACGCCGAAAACGGCGTTTAACGAGCTCGTAATGGGTATTATCAAACGGACGGAGCGAAAAAAGGGAGAGAACAAAAAATGCTGTACAGCGGCGAAAATTACGAATATCTCTTTGATGTATCGGAAGAGATAACAAAAAATGCCTTTGCAACTCTAAAGCATGATAATGTCGCACTTTATCGCACCAAAACTGTCAAGGCGGGCAACATGCTCGAGGTGGAGATATACCCGATTTGGAGCACCCGCGCGGAAGCGGTTCGCGCGAAAAAGAGAACGTCCCGCGAAGCTCAAAAAAATCTGAACGATAAAAACGCAAAGAAAAAACTGATCCGTAAGATCAATGCAAACTTTACGAAGGCGGATATCTGGGTGACGCTTACATACAAAAACGGTGTGCCAGATGAAGAACAGGCTCGGAAAGACATACGCAACTATTTGCGCAGAGTGCGCGAATGGAGGCGCAAACGAGGTATGACCGAACTAAAATATGTGTACGTTATCGAGTACGGCGGCAAAGACGGCAGGCGGAAGCGAGTGCATCACCACGTCGTGATGTCCGGCATGGACAGGAGCGCCGCGGAAGAACTCTGGAACGGTAAAGGATGGGCAAACGCCAGAAAGTTACAGCCCGACGAATACGGTCTGGAGGCATTGGCCCGATACGTGACGAAAGAGGCAAACGGCGGAAAGCGGTGGTGCGCAAGCCGAAACCTCTCAGAGCCGAAAGAGACGACCGCAGACACAAAAATCAGCAAGCGCCGCGTAGAAAAGATGGCGACAGACTTTGAGGGCGCGCCCGCATTGATTTTAGAAAAGCTGTTTCCGGCGTATGATTTTACAGATTGCGAGGTAAAACGCTCAAATTTTGTTGCAGGCGCGTACATATATGCCCGGATGCGTCGCCGACCGGATGAAAAGTCAAAAAAGAAACGGAGGAAGGCAAAAAATGCAGAAGAATAGCGCACAGCGTGCGCCGGTACCGACGGAAAGCGTAGAGCAGCAGCTCCTTTTCCGCTGGGCAAGATTTTACGTGAGCAAGTACCCGGAGCTTGCTTTGCTGTATCATATCCCAAATGGAGGTTCGCGGAGAAAATCGGAAGCGGGACGATTTAAGGCAGAGGGCGTAAAAGCCGGAGTGCCGGACTTGTTTCTTCCGGCAGCGCGCGGGAACTTTCACGGCCTCTATATCGAGATGAAACGGAAAGCGGGCGGACGCGTGAGCGCAGATCAAAAGGTGTGGATTGATGCCATTAGTAAGCAGGGGTATGCCGTGCGCGTGTGCTTAGGTTGGGATGATGCTGCCCGCACCCTCGAGAAATACTTACAGCTCGGCGAGTTTGGCAAAAAGCAGGAGGTAAATTAAATGAGTGCAAGCAACAGCATACATATCATGGGCCGTATTACGCGCGACCTCGAATTAAAATACACGGCAAGCGGAGTAGCAGTCTGCGCATTTGCGGTAGCGGTCTCCCGTAGCTACAAGGACAGTGACGGAAACTACCCCGCGGATTTTATCGACTGCGTTGCGTGGCGCACAACGGCGGAATTTGTCACAAAACACTTTCGCAAGGGCGCAATGATAGCGATCTCGGGAGAGCTGCAAACACGCATGTACACGGACAAAGACGGGAACAAGCGGAAGCACACGCCCGCCGATGCCCACCACACCGCCGCCCGTTGCCGCAGAAGAACCGACATATGACGAGATAGAATATAGCGTAAACGATGATGATTTGCCGTTTTAAGGAGGGGCACAAAAAATGAAAGTTACCTTTACAGCGCCGAACAAGCTTGCAAAAAAACAGACGTACACGCCCGATAAGATCAAAGAATACAAAAGGCTCGTGCGGGAGAGATTTTTGGAAGAAACGCAGAACAGTCGCTTTGCAGAAGACGCGCCGCTTGAAATTTACATTACAGTCCTCGCGAAAATGCCCAAAGGCGCAACGCCGGAAGAGCAAACGCGAATGTTTAACGGGAGAGCCAACAACGCCAAAACGCCGGACTTAAACAAAATCACGAAAATTGTGTGCGAGGCGCTTGAGGGAGTAGCGTACAAAGATACCGTGCAAATCACAAAGGTCTCCGCCATAAAAGCTTGGAGCGTATACCCGAGCGTCTGGGTGACGATAGAGGGAGAGGAGCGCAAAAACGATGGACATACGTAAACTTAGTGCAACAGGCATTAAAGAGCCGTACTACATAATGCTTTCGGGGACAAATCGTCGGGCGAGCTGCCGAGGCTGCATATACCGGCGCGGGATAGGCTCTCGCGGAGACCGATACAGCGTGTGCTGCTATTGCTATGATACGGGCCTCCCACGCGGATGCCCGCCCGAAAAGTGCGATAAGAAACGGAGGAAACGATAAAGCAATGAAAGCTTTACAGCGATACCAAATGAGCAAAGCGGAAAAAGCGGCGTTGAAAGCGGAAATAGCGAGGCAGGTGCACGAGCTCGATGAAAAGTTTTCGGCTGAAATCTGCGCCATGCTGCTTTGGGCATTGCACGAAGAGTTTGGTTTCGGCGCAGACCGTCTCCGCCGCGTGTGGGACTGCGTGGCGGTGCACCGTGCGGAATTACTCAAACATTACGATATGCAGGATAACGCCGAATTTATTTTGCTTTACAAGCTGCGCCAGATCGGAGTGGACGTGGAAAAGTGGACGGCGGAACCGCAAACGCAAAAGGTGGTGCTGAAAGAATGACGCAGCGTCTGGGCCCATGCCCGCAGAACTGCCCGGACAGATACGCAAACGAGCACGAGACTTGTCACAGCACGTGCCAAAGGTACATGAGATACAAGCTGACAAAATTGCTCGAGGGTAAGCAGCGTGCGAAAGCAATAGACGAGGTTGGATTTTGGCGCGACGTGGGTAAAAATCTGCGGAAGAAAAGCGAAAGGAAGGCAAAATAAAAGATGCAGCCGCAAATAAAGCAATGCGATATATGCAAGAAAATATACGTATACCGAGAAAACAGCACAGAGCAAATCAGGATTATAGATTACTATGTTTTTTGGCGGCGTGAATGCGACAATATATGCCCGGAGTGCGTGAGAAAAATCAGAGCATTTTTAAACGGAGAAACGGAGGAACTAAAATGACAACAGATAAACTCATCGAAAGGTGGATGAAGCTATGAACCGAAATGATTTACAAGCAATGCGGTATTATGTACGCCAAGTACAAAAGATAATATATAAAACACGTAGCTGTATCATTAGTGGGTGCGATAATTGCGACTGTGCTTACATTTGCGAATTGACAAATTGTTTGCTAAAATTTATACAGCACGAACTAAACAAGTACGACGTAAAAGGAGAATTAAAAGGTGATAACGATTAGTACAAGAGATTACAACCCGAAGGAGAAATTAAAGTGACAACAGATGAACTCATCAAGGCGCTCACGCGCATGGAATCGGAGACCGGCTCGCTGGCTGACTCCTTGTGCTGCCTCGGTTGCGGGCATGAGCATAACTGCGGCGTGCATGGGTGCGCGGTTATTCGAGAGGCGATAAAAACCGCGAAGCTGTATCAAGCGGCGTATAAAGTGCTAGAGCGGCAGCAGGACTGCGACACATGCCTTTACAACAAGCCGTGCGGAATGGACGATTTGCGCTGCACAGTCTGCACGAGAGGGCAAAAATGGAGATGGGACAGAGGAGGAATCGAAGCATGAACACTGCGCTCCTGTCATCAAAAAACATGTGTTGGTGTACACCGCAAGATTTTTTCGACGAACTGAATGCCGAATTTCATTTTGTTCTTGATCCTGCGGCAACCGACAAAACGGCGAAATGCTCATTGTATTACACGCCGGAAACGGACGGGCTTTCGCAAAGTTGGGATCTCGGCGGCGCAGTATTCTGCAACCCGCCTTATGGGCGTGACATTGGAAAATGGGTACAAAAGGCATACAAGGAGGCTCGGGGGGGGGGGGGCAGCACAATCGTGCTGTTAATACCCGCGCGAACGGATACAGCATATTTTCACGATTACATTTACGGAAAAGCGGAGATTCGCTTCGTGCGCGGACGGCTACGGTTTACGGACGAAAGCGGGAACACAAATGGCCCTGCCCCGTTTCCGTCTATGGTGGTGATCTACAACGGTAAAGCAGAGGAGGCGTAGAATAGTGACTAAAATCATCTTGGCCGTGCTCGTAATCGCGGCGACGCTCACGGAGTGCATCGTGATGCGCAAGTCACGGGAGTACAACGCAGCGGACAATATCGCCGGGCTTGAGCGATGTGTAAAAGCCATGGTGGTGCTTGGCTTAGTGGGCATCGCCGCGGCGGTGGCGTTTGTGGCGATGTGATAAAGGAGGAGCAAAAATGGAACTTGTAAAAAAGCAGTGGGCAGCAAAAGAAAAAAGCCAGATAGAAAAGATTACGATCCGATACGAGGACGGGACAGAAAGAACAGTTGAAAGCGGCTTGGTAGTCACTTTTGCTCCGGACCCAGAAGATGAAGAAAGCGAGATCATAACGATGGAATCGAAGAATTTTACCGGCATGCAATTGTATATGCTTGCGCGTGGTCTTGGCGAAGCACTTTACCTCAATGATCTCGAGTTTCCGACGGAGGACGAGTAAATGAATGTATTAGTGGCTTGTGAAGAGAGCCAACGGGTAGCAATGTCTTTCCGGGACAAAGGACATTATGCTTTTAGCTGCGACGTTTTACCGTGCTCGGGGGGGCATCCAGAATGGCATATACAAGGCGATGCATTGGGAATTTTGAATGGAGGTGATTTTGTAACGATGGACGGCAGAAAGCATCACGTAGACAAATGGGACTTGCTCATAGCTCATCCACCCTGCACATATTTAACAAATACCGGCAACAGGTGGTTTGACGAATTAAAATATGGCGAAAGCGCGATAGAACGTAAAAGGCTCAGAGAAGAAGCGGCTATATTTTTTATGAAATTTGCAGAAGCTAACGTCGAGCACATAGCCATAGAAAACCCTATAGGGTATATGTCCACGCATTACAGAAAGCCCGACCAAATCATACAACCGTATGAATTTGGTGAACCTGAAAGGAAAGCAACTTGTTTATGGTTAAAAAACTTGCCCTTGTTAACACCGACTAATATAGTGAAACCGAATATTGTAGTTTTGCCAAGTGGTAAAACTGATAGTATGTTACATTATAGCACATTTAGATTAAACAAATCGGAAAGGTCACGAATTAGATCACAGACATTTTGGGGCGTGGCAAAAGCCGTGGCCGATCAATGGGGATAAGGAGGATGGGAATGACCAAAGATTTGCTTGAGCAATACCCCGACATCTGCGCGGAGATCGAAGAACTTGAGCGCGAGAATAAAACGGTGATAAGCGATATAGTGCGCGGATCATCGGATGAGTTTCCGTTTACCGCGCACCCCATCACCGTGCGCGGGCTTGGGCCGCAGAGATATGCCGAGCACATTGCAAAGCTCAAAGCGCAAAAGCAAGAGATAGAGCAATTTGTATTCGGCATTAAAAGCGCATGGTTGCGGCGCGTCGTGATGCTTCGTGCGTTTCACGGCTATTCGTGGGACCGGGTCGCGGCGCAGATGAGCAAAAGCGGTAAAGTTCCGGCGATCAACACTCTCAAAAGCCAGTATTACAGTTTATTCAAGCCGGGCGAAAAATAATTTTTGCTTTTCGGCGTTTTTGTACCAAATGGTGCAATTTAATCTATATACTAAATAATAGAGATATTAGGTAAAGCGCCGGGGATTAGATTTCTCGGCGCTTTTGCTATGCAGGAGGAACGATGGAAAAGCAAATAGTTTTAGAGAGCAACGCAGAGTACGAGGCGTTTGTGGACAAATTTAAGCCTAAGCTAACGACGGATGACTGCTACACGCCGCCGGAGGTATACGAGGTGGTAAAAAACTGGGCGTGTGCAAAATACGGGATTGATCCTGCAAAAATCGTTCGTCCCTTTTATCCGGGCGGAGATTACGAGAGCTTTGATTATTCCGGCGGCGCGGTAGTAGTTGACAATCCGCCTTTTTCAAAATTCGTTCCGATTTGCTCGTTTTATCTAAGCGAGGGTGTCCCGTTCTTTTTGTTCGCGCCGGAGCTGACGTTGTTTTCCGGACGAAGTATATTTACGCAAATAAATCACATAGTTACCGGATGCACGGTAAAATACGATAACGGTGCACTTGTAAAAACGGCATTTGTAACAAGCTTTGATGCACATATCGCCGCGATGACTGCGCCGGACTTAGGGCGGGCAATAGTGGCGGCACAAGAGGAGCCGAGCAAAAGCCTGCCACGATACGACTACCCAGATAACATACTGACGGGGACAATGATGCAAAAGATGGCACGCAATGGCATTAGTTTGGAGATATACCAAAAGGGAGTGCGCACAGGTTGGCCGCTTAGATGCACAGCTTGCCGTTAAAAAATCCATATACGGCGCAGGGCTTTTGCTTTCCGCCGAAGCCGCTGAGAAAGCGGCAGCGCAGAAAGAAGCCGCTGAGAAAGCGGCAGCGCAGAAAGAAGCCGCCGAGAAAGCAAAGAAAGCAAAGAAAGCAATAAAGTGGAGCTTTTCGGAGCGAGAACTAAAGCTAATCGAGGAGCTCGGGAGGAAAGCAAAGAGATGAGTAAAAAAGCATATCGCCCGTGCCCACGCCCAAGCAGTTGCGTTTGGGATACATACGCGAGGACGGGCGAGCATTTATGTATGCTTATGGTTTGCCCGTATGCGCTCTGCGCCGCGCGACTGACGGAGTGTCAGAAAGCGTATCTGCGGGAGGCCGGGAAGAACGAGCGCAGCGATTCGGAGGTAGGATCATGAGCTTTGATTACAACGCGCCGAGGTGGCGGAGGTTGCGAGCGTCTGTGCTGAGGCGGGATGGCTATCTGTGTCAGTATTGCCTACGGTATGGGCGGCGCCGTCAAGCGACGACCGTGCACCACATCGAGCACGCGGATGAGCATCCGGAGCTTGCGTATAACGCAGACAATCTTATCAGCCTGTGTGAGACGTGCCACAACAAAATGCATCCGGAAAAAGCAAAGAATGCGGGGAGGTACGGGATATGAGATCCCCGCCCTCATCCGACGCGCCTTCCGGGGCTGTTAGGGACCGGCGGGGGTAACTCTTTCCAACTCTGGGCAGATTTTTGACAAAAGGGATGCAGGATATGACCAAAAACAAATGGAAAAAACTGATTTTGGAGCAGATGTCTGCACTTGGGGTGCAGAAGGACGCGTATGATTCCGCGGTGGATACTTTGGCGGGAATCCTCGAGCAGCGGGACAAGACTTTCAGGGAGTTCCAAGCTTCCGGCGGAAAGTCGGTCATCGAGTACACGAATAAGGGTGGCTCGACAAACATGACGAAAAATCCGCTGCTTGTCCTTTGGGATGATCTGAACAAGAGCGCTTTGGCGTACTGGCGTGAACTTGGGATGACGCCCTCAAGCTATAAAAAAATGACGGGAGACGCGCCGCGTTTGGAAAGGCCGGGCGGACTGGCTGCGGCGCTTGCAAGTATTGAATCCGGTTAAAGGGAAAAACTGGCCGGATGTCCTCGAGTACGCCGAAAGCATTCGGGCTGGTAGAAAAGCGGCGTGTGTGGAGTTGCACCAAGCTGTGGATCGGTTCTTTTCAGACCTCGACAATCCCGAGTACTGGATGGATAGCAAAGCACCTGAGTTCTGCATCCGAATTATTGAAAAAACGATCTGCCACCAGCAGGGGGAGAAGCTGGACGGCACGCCGCTGCGTGGGACGCCGTTTAAACTCGAGCCGTTTCACAAATTCATCATTTACAATCTTGTGGGCTTCAAACTGCGCGGGACGGATGCCGTCCGATTTCATGAAGCGCTGATTTTCATTCCCAGAAAGAACATTAAGACAAGTTTTGCCGCGGCGCTTTCTTGGGCGCTCTCACTCCTTTACCGGCGCAGCGGGTCAAAAACCTACATCGCGTCGGCGGCGCTGATGCAGTCGCTGGAGAGTTTCAACTTTCTGGACTACAATGTCCGCCGGATGGGTGAGGACGCAAAAAGCGGCGGGTCTGTCAAGATCATCGACAACAACAATGAGCACTCCATGGAGGCCACGCTTCCGGACGGCTCTTTTTTTATTCGCGCACTGGCGGCAAACCCGGACGCGCAGGATTCCCTCAACTGCAACATTGCAATCTGCGACGAGATTCATGCTTTTAAAACGCCGAAGCAGTACAACCTTTTTAAGGAGGCTATGAAAGCCTACACCAATAAGCTGCTGATCGGCATCTCGACCGCGGGCGACAACGAGCAGGCATTCCTCGGGCAGCGGCTAAAATATTGCCGAAAGGTGCTGGACGGCACGGTGAAGGACGAGCAGTACTTTATCTTTATGTGCTGCGCAAATCCGGACGAAAACGGGAATATTGACTACACAAACCCGATCGTGCATGAAATGGCAAACCCAGCCTACGGCGTGAGCATTCGTCCAGATGAAATTTTGAACGACAGTCTGCAGGCGCAGAACGACCCGCAACAGCGTAAGGACTTTTTTGCGAAAAGCCTGAACGTCTACACGAACGCGGTTAAGGCATATTTTGATATCGAGGAGTTCCGGCGGAGTGACGCCAAGTACAGCTGGACACTCGAAGAGTTGGCAAGGCTGCCGATCGACTGGTACGGCGGCGCAGACTTGTCAAAGCTCCACGACTTGACGGCTGCGGCACTTTTTGGACATTACAAGGGCGTGGACATCGTGATCGCGCATGCGTTTTTTCCGATTGTCGCCGCGCATATCAAGGCGGAGCAGGACAACATCCCGCTTTTTGGTTGGCAGGACGACGGCTGGCTTACGATGTGCAACAGCCCGACCGTTAACCACGCGGATGTGGTCAACTGGTTCGTGGATATGCGGAAACGGGGGTTCAAAATTCGACAGGTCGGGCACGACCGAAAGTTCTGCCGCGAGTATTTCATCGGCATGAAATCGGCGGGCTTTCAGGTCGTCGATCAGCCACAGTATTTTTACAAAAAGTCGGAGGGCTTCCGGCATATCGAGCAGAGCGCAAAAAACGGCACTCTTTTTTATTTGCATTCGGAAGCCTACGAGTATTGCGTGGAAAATGTGTCCGCCGTCGAAAAGACGGATGACATGATCCAATATGATAAGGTGCAGCCGGAACACCGCATCGATCTTTTTGATGCGTCGGTGTTTGCCTGCATCCGATACCTCGAAAGCCTTGAGAAAAACAGGGCGGCGAAGAAATGGTGGGGTGAAACTTGAGCAAAAAGAAAAGAAGCAGGCCTGCGCCGCGCGCCGAGCCGGTGCGCAGGAGCATCGCCTTTGCGGGCGCAGACCTGTGGGAATCTATCGAGTGCCGGGGCTATGTGAGCCTTGCGCAAAATCCCGAGATCTGCACGGCAGTGGACACGATCGCGCGGCTGATCGCAAGTATGACCATACATCTGATGGAAAACACGGAGACCGGTGACATCCGGGTCAAAAACGAGCTGAGCCGCAAGGTGGACATCAGCCCGAACAACAACATGACCCGCGCGGCGTTTATCCACTGGATTGTCAAGACACTGATGCTCGAAGGAAACGGAAACGCGGTGGTGTGGCCGGAAACGCGGCGCGGTATTCTGCGCGACCTCAAACCGGTGCCGCCAGCTTTTACAGCGTTCGTCCCGGAGGGCGTGTGGGATTACCGCGTGGTGATTGCCGGACAGGAGTACGACCCGAACGACGTGCTGCACTTTGTCCTAAATCCCGGAAGCTATTATCCGTGGAAAGGCGAGGGCTACCGTGTCGCGCTGACAGACGTCGCGAACAATCTCAAGCAGGCGGCCACCACGGAAAAAAGCTTTATGTCCAGCAACTGGAAACCGAGCATCATTGTCAAGGTGGATGCGCTCACGGACGAATTTGCAAGCGCGGAAGGGCGCAGCAAACTCCTGCACGAGTATATCGATACAGCGCAGGCGGGCGAGCCATGGATGATCCCGTCAGAGCAGTTCAGCGTGGAACAGGTTCGGCCGCTCACGCTCTCCGACCTTGCGCTCGCGGATTTCGTGCAGCTCGATAAGCGGACGGTGGCTGCTATTCTCGGCGTGCCGCCTTTTGTTTTGGGTATCGGGGATTTTCATCGCGACGCTTGGAACAACTTTATCAGCTCCACGATCATGCCGGTCGCGAAGAACATCGAGCAGGAAATGACCAAAAAGCTCCTGTACAATCCAGATTGGTTTTTTCGGTTTAATGCGCGGAGCCTCTACAACTATGACCTGCGCGACCTTGCAGCGGTAGCGAACGATCAATATGTACGCGGGATTATGACCGGAAACGAGGTGCGCGACTGGATCGGACTTTCTCCGCTCTCCGGCCTCGACGACCTTGTGATCCTCGAGAACTACATTCCGCGCGGGATGATCGGAGATCAAAATAAACTGAACGGAGGTGACAATACATGATGTATAAACGCACGGCTATGGCGCGGAGCGAAGGCTTCTGTACCCGTGCCGAGGGCGGAAATCTCTATATTGAGGGATATTTCGCCGTATTCGGGAGCCGGTACGAGCTCTGGGATGGCGCATATGAGACGATCGATCCCGGCGCATTCGACGGGCAAACGAACGGAGATGTCCGGGCACTCGTTAACCACGACACGACGCTTGTGCTCGGCCGTACAACGGCGGGTACGCTTTCGCTGCGCGTAGACGAGAGGGGGCTTTGGGGCAGCATCACGATCAATCAACAGGATCAGGACGCGATGAATCTTTACGAGCGCGTGAAGCGCGGCGATGTGAATCAGTGCTCTATCGGATTTGACATCCTCGATCAGGAGGTCGAATACAAGGACGGTGTGCCGACGGTGTGGCGGATCAAGGCCGTGAAACTATACGAGGTTTCCGTCGTAACGTTTCCGGCTTATGAGGATACCTCGGTAGAGGCGCGCCGAAAAGATTTTGAGCAGGCAAAAAAACGCAGAAAAGAGGAATGGCAGGCAAGGATGAAAAGCCGCCTGAAAGGAGAAGACAATGGCACTTAAGACAATCATGCTGCGCCGCAGCATTGAGAAGAAGCAGACCGAGCTGGAAACGCTCCGCCAGAAGGACGCGGAGTTTTCCACGCGTGAGGCTGAGCTTGAGACAGCTATTAACGAAGCAGAAACGGCGGAGCAGGAGCAGGCCGTCACCGAAGAGGTAGAAGCCTTCGACGCGGACAAGACTGCGCACGAAGCAAAAAAGGCTGCGCTGGCCGGCGAGATCGAGGGCCTTGAAGCGGAGCTTTCCGAGGCCGAGGCATCCGCTCCGACCAGAAGCAAAGAAAACCACCCCACAAAAGAAAGGACGGAAAGAAGAATGGAAACCAATATCAACATCCGCGCGCTGCCCATGAGCCGGCGTGCGTTTGACGCGCTGCCGATGGAGCAGCGCAGCGAAATCGTCGCCCGCGAGGACGTGCGCGAATTTTTTGCGCAGTTGCGCAGCATGAAGGGGCAGCAGCGCGGCGTATCCGGCGCGGAGCTCACGATCCCGGTCGTTTTCCTCGACATGATCGCGGAGAACATGTACCGATACTCTAAGTTGCTGAACCGTGTACGTATCCGCAACGTCAACGGCGAGGCGCGCCAGACCATTGCCGGTACGGTGCCGGAAGCGGTGTGGACGGAGATGTGCGGCGCGATCAATGAGCTGACCTTTGTCTTTAATCAGGTCACACTTGACGGCTTTAAAGTCTCCGGCTATGTGCCGGTGTGCAACTCTATCCTCGAGGACAATGACATCAACCTTGCAAGCTGGATCGTGGAGATGCTCTCGGAGAGCATCGGCCTCGCGCTGGATAAGGCGATCCTGTACGGCAAGGGCGCGGCAAGCAAGATGCCGCTCGGCATTGTGACCCGCCTCGCGCAGACCTCGAAGCCCTCCGATTATCCGGCAAATGCGCCGGAGTGGGTCGATCTCCACACCAGCAACATTCTCAAGGTGGACAGCACGGCCGAACCGATTACTTTCTGGTCTGCACTGGCTGTCGCAGCCGGAAACACATTCACGCGCTACAGCCGCGGCCGCCAGTTTTGGGCGATGAACAGCAAAACTTACGCCAAGCTTCGCGCGAAGCTGATCGCGTTTAATTACGAGGGCGGTCTTGTCGCGCAGTTCCCGGGCACCATGCCGGTCGTCGATGGCGACATCGATGTGCTCGAGTTTATCCCGGACGGCGACATCATCGGCGGCTACGGTGATCTGTACCTGCTCGCGCTGCGCGCCGGTATGACAATCGAGTCCAGCCGTGAGGTGCAGTTTATTCAGGACAACACCGTTTTCAAGGGTAAGGAGCGCGCGGACGGTATGCCGGTCATCCCGGGCGCATTTGTTGCGATTAACATCAACAACGCGGAGGTCACGACCGTGATGAACTTTGCCGCAGATACCGCTAACGACGCGCAGCTTACCGCGCTGGCAGTCGGCACAGAGACGCTGTCGCCCGTGTTTGCAACGGGTACATACAGTTATACGCTCGCACCCACCGGAACGAGCGCAAAGATCGAGGCAAACAGCAGCCAGCCGGGCGCGAAGGTGGCAATCAGCTACAACGGCAAGAATGTGCACAATGGCGGCGAAGTGACATGGCTGACGGACGGCGCAGCGCATCCGCTGACGGTCACGGTTACGCAGGGCAATGCAGTGCGCGTCTATACGGTCTCGGTAACAAAGTAAAAAACAAGGAGGTAAGCGGCGTTGACATTGACGGATGAAGACATTTTGGAGATTTTGAAGGTTGACCTGCAGGTTTCGAGCTCTGCGCTCGACCTGTATCTGCTTGTACTCATCGCATCGGCCAGAGCCTACATCGCGCAGGAGGGCATCACGCTGACGGATACGGTGCAGGATGCAATGCTCGTCGAAATGTATGCCGCTTACCTGTACCGCCGCCGGCGCGAGGAAAACGTGCAGATGCCGCGCATGCTGCGGTGGGCGCTAAACAACCGGCTTCTCGGCCAGAAGGGGGAGGCAGATGGATGATCTTATTTTGCTGATCTCTGAAAGCTACGGAAAAGACGCGATCGGAAACGTCACGGTGACGGAGACAACAACGTCGGTATGGGCGCACCTGCAGTCGGTCACGAGAGCAGAGTGGGCAGACGCCGGACAGAACGGCCTGCAGCCGCAGCTTGTCGCCGTGACGCCGATCGTAAATTACAGCGGTGAGCAGATCGTACAGATCGGCTCGGGCGAAAATGCGCGTCGGTATGCCGTGTACCGCACCTACTTAGACCCGGACAACGACAGCATCGAGCTGTATCTCGAGCGAAAGGCGGGTGTGGCGCGTGGCGCGGAAAATCCCGTTACAGGAGCTTGAGATCGAGATCGTGAAAGAGCTCAAGGCTTACAGCGACGAGGTCGCCGAAGGTATAAAAAAAGCGGTGAAGGACGTGGCAAAAGAAACGGTCCGCACGTTGAAAACGACATCCCCGCGGGATACCGGCGAGTATGCGCGCGGCTGGACGTCCAAGGTGGAGTTTGAGAGCCCGGAGGACATCCGGGTGCGCATATCCAACCGAACGAAGCCGCAGCTCACGCATCTGCTCGAAAACGGGCATGCGAAGGTAAACGGTGGCCGCGTGGACGGCAGGCCGCATATCCGCCCGGCCGAGCAGGCTGCTGCAGATAAGCTCGAGGGTGCCGTTAAGGTGGTGATTAAAAAATGACGCTGGAGAATCTATATCAGCTTTTGGAAAGCACAGGTTTGCCCGTGGTATACAGGGCATGGCCGATTAACAAAGCGCCTGAGTTGCCGTACATCTGCTATCTCGCCGCCTACAGCAACAACTTTTCGGCGGATGGCGTCGTATACCAGCCGATCGATCATGTGCAGATCGAGCTTTACACAAAAGATAAAAATCCCGAAGCGGAGGGCAGGGTGGAAAGCGCCCTGTCCTCGCTCTTTTGGGACAAATCGGAAACCTATATTGATACGGAAAAATGTTATCAAATTTTATACGAAGTTGAGGTGTAACAATGGCGACAAACGAAAACAAGGTGCAGTTTAACATCAAAAACGTGCACTACGCGGTGATGACCGCAGACGGCGAAACGCCGACGTGGGAAAATCCGGTCCCTGTGCCTGGCGCCGTGAATCTGTCGCTCGAGGCGAGCGGCGAGATCACGCCGTTTTACGCGGACGGCGTTGTGTACTACAAATCCAGTTCAAATAACGGATACGAGGGCGACCTCGAAATGGCGCGATTTATTGACAAGATGCTGCAGGATGTCTGGGGATACGTGCTCAACGCCACCGACAAAACGATCATTGAAAATGTGGGTGTTGAGCCGAAGAGCTTCGCGCTTCTTTTCCAGATCGACGGCGACGCAGACAACGATTTGTACTGCATGTACAACTGCACGGGCACGCGCCCGGGCATTGTCGGCGCGACGAGTACGGACACCAAGGAGCCGCAGACGCAGACCAGCACAATTTCTGCGACTTCGCTCGAAAACGGCAACGTCTTTGCACGTACGACCAGTGAGACGCCGGAGAGCGTTCGAACGGCGTGGTTTACGAAGGTCTATATGCCTACGGTCTGAGGAAGGAAAAAACCATGGAAAAAAGAATTAAGATCGACGGAAAGGAGGTGGGGTTTAGGGCTTCGGCCCTGACCCCGCGCCTTTACCGACATAAAATCGGCCGGGACATGATCCAGGACCTTAACAAGCTGCAGAAAGCGTACACCAAAGCGCTGCAGGGCATCCATGCCAAAAAACCGGCAGAAGATGCGCCCGCCGAAGAGCGCGAGGCGTATGAAGCGCTGGTGCACGAATCTCAGCTTGATGTGACAGACCTTGAAATCTTTGAAAACGCCGCCTACATCATGGCGCGGCAGTATGACGCCAACATTCCGGACACGCCGGAGGGGTGGCTCGACGGATTCGAGACATTTTCGATTTACGAGGTACTCCCGGCGATCCTCGAGCTTTGGGCGATCAACGCGCAGACAACAGCAAAGTCTAAAAAAAAATAAGACAAACTGTACGTGAAGCAACCGGCGCGACCTTTATGCTCCGCTGCGCGGAGTTGGGGCTGAGCCGCGAGGACCTCGACGACATGACGGTGGGCATGGTCTATGATATGCTGATCGAGCAGGCGAATGACCAAGAAAAGTATCCGTATAAAGCAACGCAGGCGGATATTAACCGCTTTTTTCCGAAAGGGTGAGTAAATGGCGGATCGAATCAAAGGCATAACAATCGAAATCGGCGGCGATACGACCGCGCTGTCTAAAGCGCTTTCGGGCGTAAACAAAGAGATCAACTCGACGCAAAAGCAGCTGCGCGACGTTGAGCGGCTGCTGAAGCTGGACCCGGGCAACGTCACATTGCTCGAGCAGAAGCAGCGGCTTTTGGCGGATAGCGTGGAACAAACAAAGCAGAAGTTGGATTCGCTGAAGAGCGCCGAAAAGCAGGTGCAGCAGCAGTTTGCGCAAGGAAAAGTCTCGCAGGCGCAGTACGATGCACTGCAGCGCGAAATCGTCGCGACGGAAGCGGATTTGCGGAAAGCCGAAAAGGCGGCGTCCAGCTTGCAGGATGAAATCGCGCAATCAAAGGGCGAATCCGCTTTAAAACAACTTGGCGACGCGGCGTCCGAGACAGCCTCAAAGGTCAAAAAGATCGACGACAAGCCGATCGAGGACGTAGAAGATGCGGCCAAGGACGCAGACGACGCGCTCGAAGAAGCGGGAGACAGTGCGTCCAGCTTCGCCGATCACCTCAAAGCCGATGTGATCGTCGAGGGAATCAAGGGGATTGTCTCCGGGCTTAAGGAGCTGAACGAGGAAACCAAGGAGTACCGCAAGATCATGGGCACGCTGGAAACCTCCAGCGAGGCGGCGGGTTACTCCGCGGAGGAGACAAGCGAGGCTTTTTCTCAACTCTACGGGGCGCTTGGGGACGATCAGTCCGCTGCCACAACAACGGCGAACCTGCAGGCGATCGGTGCGTCGCAAAAGGATATAAACAGTCTGATCCCGAGCGTGGTCGGCGCTTGGGCTAAATACGGGGACAGTATCCCGATCGACGGTCTTGCGGAATCGGTGAATGAAACGATTCGCGCCGGGCAGGTGACAGGCACATTTGCGGACGTCCTAAACTGGGGCAGCAAAGAGGGCGAGACCTTCGGCGTGATGCTCAAGGAAAACACCGAGGAAAACGAGGAGTGGAACAAGGCGGTGCAAGATGCTTCCAGCGCCGAAGATTTTTTTAATCTCGCATTGCAGGACGCTGAAACGCAGGCCGACCGGACAAACCTCGTCTTACAGGCTATGGCCGATCAGGGCCTCAGTGATGTCGGCGATGCATGGTACAGCAACAACAAGGACATCGTAGACGCCAACAACGCGCAGCTCGAATTTACGAAAAAGGCAGCCGAGCTTTCGGAGCGTGTGCAGCCTGTACTTACAGCTGTGCAGGAGGGCATAAACGGAATTTTGCAAGCGATTTTGGACGTAACGGCAGGCATCGACATGGATACCATCGTCGGATACGTCCAAAGCTTTTTTGATGCGATATCGAACGTCGTATCCTTTTTGATTGAAAACAAAGAAATCGTAATCGGTGTAATCGGAGCGATCGGTCTCGCGCTGACTGCGCTAAAAATCGTCGAGTTTGTGCAAAGCGTGATCAGTGGTATTTCAGCAATTTCCGGTGCGCTGTCATTCCTTGCAGCAAACCCAATCGTGCTTGTGATCGCGGCCATCGCCGCACTGATTGCAGTGCTGGTGCTGATTGTCACAAAGGGCGAAGAGATCAAGGCGTGGTTGGCGGGATTTAACGAGTGGCTGCAGGGCGTTTTTGCTACGGACTGGACGGAGGTTTTCGGCCCCGTCTTAGGCAATGTGCTGAATGGATTTTTTGCGCTGCTGAAAGGCATCTGGGACGGCGTTTATCAGGTTCTCAACGGTGTAATTGATTTTATTCAAGGCATTTTCACCGGCAACTGGGAGCAGGCGTGGAGCGGTGTGCAGGAGATCGTCTCGGGCGTGTGGAGCTACATCACCGGGCTGATCACAGGCGCGTGCGACCTGATTGAAGGCATTCTTTTGGGGCTGGATAGCTGGCTGCAAGGCGTCTTCAAAACGGACTGGACGGAGATTTTTGGACCCGGTTTGGGAGACATTATCAACGCTTTTATGAAAAATGTTGAAAACACTTGGAACGCGATTAAGCAGATTTTCCAAGGCGTTCTCGATTTTATCAAAGGCGTATTTACGGGCAACTGGAAGCAGGCGTGGCAGGGCGTCGTTAACATCTTCGGTGGCCTGTTTAATAGCCTCATCAACATGGTAAAAGCGCCGCTGAACGGCATCATCGGGCTTTTGAACGGCGCGGTCGGTGCGATTAACAGTTTGATCGGAGGGTTAAACTCGATCAGCTTTACCATGCCAAAATGGCTCGGCGGCGGGCATTTCGGCCTCAGCATCCCGTATATACCGAATATACCGTATTTGGCAAAGGGCGGCATCCTCTCACAAGGCTCCGCGATCGTCGGCGAAGCCGGACCGGAGCTGCTCACAATGATGGGCAACCGCGCCATGGTGCAGCCGCTCACCAGCAACACAACCAACCAGACCGACCTCGGCGGCGTCAATATCACGGTATACGGCGCGCCGGGGCAGGACGTGCGGGCGCTGGCGGACATCATTATGGATGAAATGCAGAATGCGACAGAAAGAAAGGCGGCGGTTTTCGGTGCATAAATTTTGGTTTGCCGGGCATTGCTGCCGCGAGTACGGCATCTATGTCAGCGGCGAAAACACCTTTAACGGCCCCGAAAGGGGCTATGAGCTTGTGTCCATCCCCGGGCGGTCCGGCGATCTGATCCGAGATAACAAGCGGTATAAAAACATTACGGTTTCTTATCCCGCTTTTATCCACCGCGATTTCCTGCGGAACACGGACGCGGCGCGCATGTGGCTCCTCGGCTCTCCGATGACATACCAAAAGCTAGAGGACGACTATCACCCGGACGAATATCGAATGGCGATTTTTACCGGACCGCTGGATTTTGACACGCGGTTTTTAAACCGGTCGGGCGAAATGACGTTGAATTTTAACTGCAAGCCGCACCGGTATATCAAGTCCGGCACATGGTTGCAGGCGCTTGAAAACGGACAAATCCTCCTGAACAACTGGGACGAATCGCTGCCGTTGATTCAGATCACGGGCAGCGGAAGCGGCGTGCTGACGGTCGGCGGCGTTACCGTGACGATCGACAGCATGGACGGAAGCCTGACGCTGGACGCCGAAACGCAGAACGCCTACAGCGGCCTTGAAAACAAAAACGGCACAATCCGCATCGCGGGCGGAGAGTTTCCGACCCTGCCCGCCGGTGAAACGCGGATTACTTGGAGCGGCGGCGTCACTGCGGTGGAGATCACGCCGAGATGGAGGGCATTATGAAACCGATTCTTTTTCCGTCCACCGCGACGGAGTTTAACACGCAGGGGCTCGGCGTCCTGACGGATGCGATCAGCTGCACGGTCACCGAGGAGCGCAACGGCGCTTTCGAGCTGACGATGCAATACCCGGACACCGGCATACATTTTGACGAGATCACGGACCGCTGCATCATCTATGCGATCCCGAGCCCGTACCGGGCGCCGCAGCCTTTCCGTATCTACCGGATCACGCGGCCGATGGACGGCATTATCATGGTGTACGCGCAGCACATCACCTATGACCTCTCCGGCGTGCCGCTCAATCCTTTTACAGCGGTAAACGCGCCGGATGCGCTTTCAAAGCTCAGCCTTAACGCGGCGGTGGATAGTCCCTTCACTTTTTGGACGGACAAGTCTACCGTCGCATCTTTTGCTGTCTCTACACCGTCGTCGACGCGCTCGGTTCTCGGCGGTTCATCCGGCTCGATCCTAGACGTGTACGGCGGTGAGTACGAGTGGGACGGCTTTACCGTCCGCTTGTACGGCCATCGCGGATACGACAACGGCGTCGTGATCAGCTACGGCAAAAACCTGACGGACATCGAGCAGGACCGCAACATCTCCAACGTGGCGACCGGCATATATCCTTACTGGACAAACGCCGAGGGTGCGCTCGTGACCTGCGATCCTAAGATTGTCAACGCGCCGGGCACGTATGATTTTACGCGCGTCGTGCCGGTGGATTTTTCCAACGATTTTGAGACGCAGCCGACGTCGGCGCAGCTCAGGGAGCGCGCGGAAAAGTATGGCGAGGACAACAAAATCGGCATACCTAAAACGAGCATCACGGCGAGCTTTGTCCAGCTCGAGCAGTTTCCGGAGTACGAGGATCTTGCGCTGCTTGAAAAGTGCGACCTGTGCGACACGGTGACGATCCGATACCTGCAGCTTGGCGTGGAGGCGAAGGCCGAGATCGTCAAGATCGAGACGGACGTGCTGCTTGAGCGGTACAACTCCGTCGAGATCGGCGACGTGCGCACCAACATCGCGGACACTATCGTCGGGCAGCAACAGGAGATCAAGCAGAAACCGAGCGAAACTTACTTGCGAGAGGCAGTGCTTGCGCTTACGGAGACCATCCTCGGCGCATCCGGCGGCGCGGTGCGCTTGCTGGACACCAACAACGACGGCATGCCGGACACGCTGTACATTGCGGATGATCCAGACCCGACCAAGGCGCGCAAGGTGTGGAGATTTAACCACGAGGGATGGGGCGCGAGCAATAACGGATACAACGGGCCGTTTTCATACGGGGCCACGCTCGAAAACGGTATGGTCGCCGATTTTATCACAGCGGGCACCCTCAACGCTGATCTTGTCAACATCGTCAACTTGATTGCCGACCATGTGGTGAGCCGAAACGCCGGGTTTGAGATGGACCTGTGGGCGGCGGTGCTAAGGCTAATGGAAAATGACAACCTACGCGTGCGCATCTACTCGACAGCCCAAGGCAACGGAGGCATTGTGCAGGTCTTTTCTGGCACCGTGACAAATGAGGGCGGACTCGGCGAGGACGGCGCTTACTCGTACCTCGGACCGATCGGCGTGGGCGTGGGCGAAAAAAGTGACGGAAGCTATACCGGGACGATTAAAACCGGGACGCTGGTCGTCTACAACAGAGTAAGGACCGAAAGCGGAAACTCAATCCTGTCCGTAGTAAACGGGCAGCGCATCGGGCACTTTGACCGGCTCGCCATCGGAGAGAACGCGGATTTTGGCGTGTCGTGGGTATGGGACCCGCAGCTCGGCCGCTACGTGCTCTGCAGCAATAACTCGTAGGGGAGGATGAAAAAATGCCACTCGAAACAACGGCGGCGCTGCGCGTCGATCTGGTTGACCCAGGCGCGCCGCAGATCATCCACGCGGTGCAGGATGACAGCAACAGCCGCAAAATCGCTTTTAGCATCTACGCGGGCGGAGCACAGTGGGCTGTGCCCGACGGCACGCTTGTGACCGTCCGATACAAAAAACCGGACGGCACCGCAGGCTTTTACGACACGCTGCCCGACGGCAGCACTCCGGCTGCGACGATCGACGGCAACGTCGTGACCGTGTCCCTTGTGCCGCAGGCCTTTACGGTGCGCGGCAACGTACCGGTGCAGATCAAACTGTACGATAGTGTGGGCACCAGCATCGCGACGTTTGCGGTCGTGATGCACGTCTCGGACAACGTCGTCTCAGACGCGGAGATCGTCTCGTCGGATTACTACAGCGTCCTGACCAAGCAGATCGCCGATGTGCTCGCGGCGGCGGAGAAGATCGATGGCAACGTTACCGCCGCGCAGGCAGCGGCAGAACAGGCTGCATCTTCGGCCAGCGCAGCGGCAGGAGCCGCGACGGCGGCCGCCAGCTCGGCGAGTACAGCCTCCACCGCATCCGGACAGGCGCAGACAGCGGCCACAAATGCGGGACAGTCCGAAACAAACGCGGCCACAAGCGCAAGCGACGCGGAAGACGCCAAGACCGCAGCAGAGACGGCGGCCGGCAACGCCAGCGGCGACGCGGCTGCGGCCGAAAACGCAAAAACGGCAGCGCAGACTGCGGCAACGAACGCGGAAAACGCGGCGGCGCCTGTGCTTGCCATACTGTCCGGCGGGGCCGGTGCGCATAACTCCCTCTACCGCGGCAAAAACCTCGGTACGAGCGTGACCGCCGCTCAATGGGCAGCTATTGCTGATGGTAGTTTTACCGACCTGTATATCGGTGACTACTGGGTAATTGATGGCGTCAACTGGCGTATTGCCGCTTTCGACTATTACTACAAGACGGGAGATACCCCTTGTACCACCCATCATGTCGTAATTGTCCCCGACACGAGCCTGTACACTCATGCCATGAACGACACGGACATCACTACGGGCGGCTACATCGGATCTAAGATGTACACGGAGGGGCTTGCGGAAGCGAAAACAAAAATCAACAGCGCATTTGGCTCAAGCCATATCCTGTCCCATCGTCAGTTGCTCGTCAATGCCGTTACTGACGGTAAGCCGAGTGACGGCTCTTGGTACGACAGCACGGTTGAGCTTATGGCCGAGCAAAATGTCTACGGCGGTAAGATTTTTAGTACTGGTAACAATGGATCGATCATTCCGAATCTGTACACTATTGACAAGTCTCAGTTTCCACTTTTTGCTCACGACCCGTCTATGATCTCTAATGGGCAATGGTTTTGGCTGAGAGATGTTGTATCAGCTGTCAGTTTCGCCCGTGTCGACGCCAATGGCCTTTCGACCTACCACAACGCTTCTGACGATAGCGGTATTCGCCCCGCGCTCTCGATAATTGGCTAAGGGGTAAGGGACGGTATCTCTCTTGGCTCGATGCGCCGGAGACGCGGACAATCCCCGCACCGCCGGTGTGGCTGGATAAACTTTAAATTTTGAGGAGCAAAAAATGACGGAAGCAATTACAGTGGCATTGATTACGGGCGGATTATCGCTGATCGGCGTAATCATAGCAAGTATCGCTGGAAACCGGCGGACAGAGCAAAAAATCCAAGTCGCGCAGGCGGTAACGGACACAAAAATCGAAGAACTCACGCGGGAGGTGCGCAAGCACAACGGCTTTGCCGAAAAGACACCCGTCATACAGGAGCAGATCAAGGTCATCAACCACCGCATCGCGGACCTGGAAGACGAAAGGAAGGATCACCCATGAAAACAAAGTGGAAAAATTGGCTCAAGGCCGCGGGCGTCCGTGCGGTGAAAACCGTGGCGCAGACCGCTGTCGCGACAATCGGCACCTCTGCGGTGCTCGGCGACGTGGACTGGATCGTGGTAGCCAGCGCGTCGGTGCTCGCCGGCGTGCTCTCGCTCCTCACAAGCGTTGCCGGCCTGCCGGAGCTGCCCGACACGGACGGAGACGGTTTTCCGGATCAATAAAGGACAATCCGAAAAGAGGTGATATAAATTGTTTGTGCATGAGATCACATTGGACGGATACGCTGCGCAGTGTGCCGAACAGCCGATCCGCCTCGGCACGGCGGGCAGCTACGGCGTGGAGATATTGCGCGTGATACGCAAGGGCGAATGGGTAGATTACGATATTATCATCGCTTTCCATCCGCCAAGAGGCGAAACCGTGCAAATACGTCTTGGATCGGATAATGCCGTGTCTGTCCCTGCGGAGGCCACTGCGGTTGCAGGCACGGGAGAGCTTACGTTTGCAGGATATACGGACGGCGTGCGGCAAATCTCCGTGAGCCAAATCTATCGTGTGGCAGCAAGCGCGGGCACGGAGGGGATCGCCCCCGCAGAACCTACGCCGGACGTGGTACAGCAGATTTTGTCGGCAGCAAATGAAGCGGATAGCAAAGCCGAACAAGCTCAAAAAGTTGCTCAAAGCGTCCGTGATGACGCTGATGCAGGTAAATTTAATGGCCCGCAAGGTCCTAAAGGTGAGCAAGTCCCCATCGGCCCGGTCGGACCGCAAGGCCCTAAAGGTGACACTGGCCCTGCCGTAGCGCTGGACATCACCCTCACCCACGAGGGCGAAGCCGCTGACGCAAAAGCCACAGGTGACGCTATCAGCGCAGTCAAGGCGCAGATTGACGAAATACCTAAAATTGACGACACAGCCATCACCACCACAAGCCCATGGAGCAGCAAGAACATTGTGGATATGCTTTGCCCACCGATGGAAGAAAGCGGCAACCCTGTTGTGTGTTACCCTGTGGCGGGATATCCGCTTGGCGTGAAAGCGGAGTGGGAACCCGTGCAGGAGGGAAGCGGAACACCCAGCCCCGAAAACATTCGCCCCATCAAGGGCAGGGACAGCGTGACGATTACCCGGCAGGAGGATAATCAAGTGATTACGCTGACCCTGCCTGAAACCGTGTATGGCGGTGAGGTGGACGCGGTGAGCGGTGAGGTTGCGGAAACATGGGGATTAGTAACGCTTGACGGGGCAGAAAAATGGACGGTGGAAGGCAAGTTTTTGGACAATAAAACCGATTGGTACTATGTATCGTCAAAAATTCCGAACGCTGTCAATGCAGTGCCGCAGAAAAACAACGAAATTTGCAGCCACTATCCTCATGCGGATATCGCTAACACCAATACCGTGCAGGGATGTGCTATTGTGTGGGGCTGTATCCGTGTAAGATGGGGCGACACAATCCCGGATGATGCTGATGCCTGGAAAGCCTACCTTGCCGCCCAATACGCCGCCGGAACGCCCGTACAAATTGCTTACAAGCTGGCGAAGCCTGTGCCCTTCACCGCAACCGGCGCACAGCCCATCCCCGCGTTAAGCGGCGCAAACACCCTGCTTACCGACGCCGACAGCGTAAGTGTATCCGGCCGTGCTGACCTGATTCACATCATAAGAAAAATGCAAGAAAAATGAAAAGGAGAATAAAAATGGTACCCATTCGCGAAAATCTATTATCTTCTGCAAAATACAATTTGAAAGTGCCGGTGGAGTCCTGCGCGAAGGACATGAAGTACATTGTCGTGCACAACACGGCGAACGATGCTTCTGCCGCGAATGAAGTCGCGTATATGATTCGCAACGACAGTTCTACGTCGTTTAACGCGGCGGTCGATGACAAGGAGATCGTCATTGGTATCCCGCTGAACAGAGGTGCGTTTGCTGCGGGGCAGCGCGACGGCAACGCGCACGGCATTCACATTGAAATTTGCTATTCGCTTTCGGGTGGCACGCGTTTCGATAAAGCCGAGAAGAACGCCGCAGAGTATATCGCAAAGCTGCTCACCGAACGCAAATGGGACATTTCGCACGTGAAGAAGCATCAGGACTTCGATGGCAAATATTGCCCGCACCGCACGCTCGACAAGGGCTGGCAGCGCTTTTTGAACATGGTGAAAAGCTATATGACGGCGAGCACACCGGCAAAGCCTACACCTAAGCCGAGTACTCCGAAGCCCACCTGCACGGGCGATCTAACGTATTCCGCATACGCGGGGCGCCATTGGCTCCCGCAGGTAAAAAATTGCGAGGACTACGCGGGCAACTTTGGACAGGCGATGGAAGGGCTAAAAATCAATGCCAAAAACTGCGATATTTATTATCGCGTTCATCTCCGGGGCGGCGGTTGGCTCCCGGAGATCAAAAACAGCGGCGCAGGTGCAGACGGCTACGCGGGCATTTACGGCGAGCAGATTGACGGCGTACAGATACGCACGCCCGTCGGCTTTGTAGACTGCCGCGTACATATCATGGGCGGCGGCTGGCTTGATTGGGTGCGCTTTGGAAGCAAGTACAATTCCGACGCAGACGGCTACGCGGGCATTTACGGCTCGGCCATTGATGCAATCCAGATGGAGTAAGATGTTAAAAAGCCGCTAAATTATCACACTGATTTGCAAACTGTTTGTTAAAATGGCAAAATAGGCATTTTTTAACAGTTCGCAAGCAACGCAAAAGGCGCAGAGCCTGCTCGGAGATTCCGGCAGTCCTGCGCCTTTTTTTATTTTCAGAAAAATCGCGCCCCGGGCAGAAATAGTTGTAAAAAGTAAAAGGCTTGGAGCATCATGCTGACAAGCCTTTTACTTTTGCAATAAAGCAACAACAATTATTTCTATCCAACACCGCCGCCCCATAAAGGGCGACGCGACACACCAATAAAAACTTATTGGATAGCTTTATCATATCACACATTTTGCAAAAATCAAGACAAAAACAAAATGTTTTTTAAAAACTTTTGAAAAAACGCTTGACTTTATACCACTATGGTAGTATAATATAGATGTCAAAAGGAAAGAAAAACAAAATCAATTCACACAAACGGAGGAAATCAAAATGATGAACACAATGTTTAATTTTATCGGCAGCGAAAGGCAAATCGAATGGGCAAAGAAAATTGTAAGCGGCCCGTATGATTTTTTGATGTATATTGCGTCTACTGCCGAAGAAGAAATAAAAGCGCACGGCGAAGTAAGCACATATTGCGAAGAGGTTAAGTTTTACAGCGAGGCCGCTAAGCGCTATGAGTCCGAAATCAAAAAGCTTGTGCAGGCAATGCCGGAAGTTAAAGCAGGCTTAGTCATTGATCGCCGCGACAACTACGGAAAGTTAGCAGACATGATCCTTGAGGGAGTGCTCAAGGAGAACGGAAAACGCGGACTTGTTGATGCCGGTTGGCGCCCGACGTGGGACATGAAAAAAATGGGATTTTAAGGAGGCGTGAACAATGAAAAAAACTTACATTACCATCGGCAAAAACACTTACAAGCTTTATAGCGGCATCGAAGGACTTAACAAAAACTGGCTGCTTGAAACAGAGGAAGGTCGTTTAACGCTTACCGCGCTTGAAGACAGCGGCGTAACCGATGAAATTGATTTTATTGAAGAGATCGCCAACGACCCGGAAACGCCGTGGGAAGATTGTGACGAGGATGATGTAAACTACATCACCTTGTGGCTCTCTATGTGGGGCATTACATCTGCCCGAAATTTTTAAGGAGGGTTTAAAAGATGGTACGCGTAAGCTGATCCTTAAATGGGTAGCGCCGATTTTTGTAAATGCGGGCAATGCGGATAATATGCTGCCCACAATCCATAGGATAAAATAAAGGAGCAAAAATGACAAATTTACAACGGATAAGACTAGAGCGCGGATTGACTCAATCTCAATTAGCCAACGCGGCAAACATAAGCCCGCGATCAATCCAAGCCTACGAGCAAAAAGCGAAAGATATAAACAAACTCCAGCTCCAAAGCGCATGCAAGCTGGCGAAAGTTTTATCTATTCGCCCCGAAGAGCTGCTCGAAGACGACAAAGAGTAATAAAGCAAAAGCCCCGGTAGCTGATCTGCATACCGGGGCTTTTGCCTGTTTGTGCCGAAATTGTCAAAAGGACGGCAGAAACATTTTATCAATTCTGCGCCCCCGAAAGGGCGACATTCGGAGGAAATCCGAACGCATATAGTATAGCTTGTGTTCCGTAAAAAATCAAGATTTTTTTAAAAAAAGTTAAAAAAACGCTTGACATTATACTACCACAGTGGTATAATATAAGTGTCAAAAGGAAAGAAAAACAAAATCAATTCACACAAACGGAGGAAATCAAAATGACAAACTACATGAACTACATCAAGAACATCATCAATACCGAAACCGAAATGGACAAAGACAGCATTGAGAAACTCGTAAAAATTGCCTACTACATGGGCAGAGAAGAAGCAGCACGCGAAGTAAGCGACAAGTACAGCGACCACATCGCAGAGCAGAAGCAAAGAGCAAGTGAGTGCAGATACCACAACATGGCGGCGGAGATCGTCGGCGACGAAGATTACATTTACTCCAGCGACTATGCAGGCGATTTCACGAACACATTTGCTTACGATGAGATCAAAAAAGAATTTTAATAAAGCAAAAGGCCGGTAAGCGTTTCCGCTCCCGGCCTTTTACCGTTTTCACAAAGAAAACATAGTTGTTTCTATCCAACACCGCCGTCCATAAATGGCGACGCGACACACCGATAAAGCTTATCGGATGGCTCTATTATAGCATGGCAGATTTTAAAAATCAATACTTTTCAAAATTTTTTAAAATCTCGATTTAGCAGATAGGTGATGAGCGTGTTGCATAGCGTGTTGCATTTCGATAAAAAACGGTTTAATTACGTAAAAATAAGTTTTAAAAAATAAAATTATTTTTGAAAAAAATAAAAGAAAAAACCGCATGAAATCTAAGTTTTTTAGACTTCATGCGGGTTTTGAGTTTGGTGCAGGTAACAGGACTTGAACCCGTAATATATAAGCGCAAAACCCGCATAAACTCTATATATTTTGAAACATGTGTTGCTTTTTGTGTTGCATTTTGCTTTTAGCCGTAAGATTTTGTGAATCGGTCAACGATTTTTGCGTTAAAGTCCTTTTGCTCATCGGATAAAACGTGCTCGTAGATTTTGTCGAGGACATCGCGGTTCTCCCACCCTCCGCGCTGCATGATATAGAGATCCGGCACGCCCATAGCGTGCAGAACGGAAGCGGAATGGTGGCGCAGATCGTGAAAGCGGTAGGGTTTACCCAACACGCGCAGGCAGAGCGTGCGGAAGAGATTTGATATTGTAATAGGCGAGTACGGGCACACGCGCTCATTATCTATGCTGCGCAGCTCATCAACGATAAATTTCGGCAGCTCCACAAATCGAGTCCCGGCGGTTGTTTTGGTAGACTTGATAACATACTCGTGATTATCGTCACAGACCATAGCCTTGTTAACCATGACGCCGTTATCATGCACGTCGCTTTGCGTCAGTGCACATATTTCGGAGCGGCGAAGGGTGCCTACGGCAGCTAATAAAATAGCTTGGTGCATATTAGTGCCCTCGGCCGCTTCCAATAATGCCTTTACTTCCGCTTCAGTCGGGATGGTGATCCTTGTCTTTTGCTTCTGCGGCAAGCCCGTGGAGAGCTGGAAAGAGGGATAATATACGCCCAGCACGGCAGATAAAAGCCCATGGGCATTGCGCACGGTCTTTGGCGCATGATTTGCCGCGAACTGGTTTATGGAGCGCTGCACGGCCTCCTGCGTAATGTCGCGCAGCTTTAACGGCATAATGTCTTGTAGGTCATTCCGGGCGCTTCGGCGGTACTCGCGTATTGTAGAGGGCGAGAGCACGTTGGTTTTGCTGTCGATATAGCGCGTGTATGCCTCTTTCAAGGTCATATCTCCGGCGGATGCGGTGCGCTGCTTTCCGTCCAATTTGTATTCCGCCGCCATGTATTCGGCTTCTTTTTTTGTTGTGGCGGTAAATGATTTGTAAATTCGCTTTCCGGTGGCGGGGTCCGTGTAATCGTATAGATTCACGCGCCAGTTACCGGAGGGCAGTTTTTTAGCTTTTGCCATGATGTATCCTCCTATTTTAAAAATCCCGCAGATACGTTTTTGTATCCACGGGATTTTGTTATTTGAGCAAACCGCCGGAAGCGGAGCGAGCCTGTATCCAGCCGCGATCTAAGTTTGCGATGTCGTAGCCGAAGAGGAAGCAAACGAAAAGCACAAGGATAATGCAGATAATCAAGCAAATCCGAACGAGCCGCCGATCTTCGTTGTGCTGGCGCATAAATTGTGCTTCTTGCTGCGCGAGTCGCACAATCTTATCTTCGCGTTCAAACTCAATGCTTTTCTTCAGGTACTCGATCTGCTCGTTCTCGGAGCCTTCGTCCGGCATCGGCGGTGTAACGATGTCATATTTGACGGCGGCAAGGATAGATCTAAGCACAACGATGCTCGGGTCGGCCTGCCGTTTAAAAATGCGGATAATTGTACTTTGTGAGACATTACAAGCGTCCGCAACGTTTTGATAAGATAAGTTGAGCGAGACGCGTCGAGCTTCCAGTTTAGGCACAAGCGCGTCTAAATTGATTGTCGAAAAATCCATAAGAAGCACCTAATTTGTAATTTAAGTCATATATAAAGTACTGTTATGCAAAATTGGGTATTTACACCACCGTTTGAGAGGCCTATTATTTAATCAAACGAAAGGCTTATCTGTAGGTGATAAGCGTGTTAAATCCCGTCCGGTTTCCCGTCATCCCCTGATTGGGAATCGAATTAAATTTTATGTCCAAGATTTCGTAGCCTTCCCTTTGCATGCAGTTTAAAACATAGTCAATTTCCGTTGTGTATTTTTCATCGCACTTAAAGACCTGATTAGCAAGCTGCGAAAAACTGTTTATCAGCACGACGTGAACCGCACCATCTTTTTGAGCTAGATATGGGCGCATATTTGTATAGACATTTTGTGCGGTGTTTTTTTGGTTTCCTGAGAACAAAGCCATAATATTTTACCTCATTTCGTATATTTACCTCATAATTTAACTGTATCATATCACTTAAAACGGGCGCAGTCAATAAATAAATCAAAAAAATTTTTATTAAAAGAACGGAGTTGAACAAATGAAAGACAGTAGAAACAAGGGGAGAAATCATGGACAAGATCATTTTTGCGCTGCCGAAAGCGGACATCATAGGACATCGTAGGACATTAGAGGACATCTTTGCGAAAATCCATTGACTATGCGCGCGAAATATGATAAGCTCAAGTCAAACAAATGTTTGTATATAAGGAGAGGAGAAAGCATGAACGAAAACGAGCGCCGCGAAAACCTAATCACCGAGATCGTAAAGCTATTGCGTGAGCTGCCCGTGGCGGTGGTGCGGGAGCTTTACGCCGTCGCACTCGAGCACAAAAAGAACAATGCCGGGCGGAAAGCGGAATAATGCCAAAGCAAAAAAATAATGTTAAAGCCGGGAGCTGCTGAAAGTGCGGCTCCCGGCTTTTTTACTTTTCGGCCTCTTCGGCCTCCTCTGTAAGGTTTTTGCACAGCTGCGTAACAAAGGCCGCGAATGCCGGAAAAGCATCATCCGGCATTCGGGCAATGGCGCGGATCAACTGGCTTTTTGCATCATCATTATATTGCAGCCTCGTAAATATTTCCGCAAGCTCTTCTTCGCGCGTTTTTTTGGCAAGCATCTCACCGTCGCCGGTGCGCAGCCAAATCTCGTTTACACCAAATACCCGGCATATATCGGAGATCGTGCGGTCGCTTGGGTTGGCTTTGCCGGAACAAATCAGGCTCACTAAGGATTGAGACACATTGATTTTTTCGGCGAATACTGTTTTGTTTAATCCCGATAAATTTACCACCTCGGAAATACGCTCACTCATAGTACTCGTATAGATCACCTCCTTACATTACTAATTATACCATGGGATAATTAAAAAATCAATAAAAATATTTAATCATTCATAAAAATAGCTTGACAGACTTAATATTTAATGCTATACTATTAACAGTTAAGACAGCGACAAAAAAACAGAGGTGATAAAATGAGCGAAAAAGCAAAAGCCTTAGTGGCCGAAACCGTAGACCAGCTTAACAAGCTGCCGGACAGCAAAAAAGATAAGGCAAAACAGATGCTGGAGGCTTTCGCCGCGGGCATCGCGATCGGCACGGAACTGGCGGAGAAAAAGGAAAGCGGGGAGAAAGCGGAATGAGAATGGAAGACCGGGCACGAAAAGAAGCATTAAAAGTGGTACTGCCGTACATTTTAATGCTTCTCGCCCCGATTTTAGGCACGCTAATCGCGGTTTTGATGTTGTGCTTTTTCTAAAACATCCAGACGGCTTTGCAATGATAAAACCTCTTTTTCCAAGCGATCAAGATGAAAAGTTGCAATTTGCGTTTTATACGCCTCACTGTAAATACGGACAACAAGCGCAAAGCAAACAATCAAGAGCAGCAAAGAAAGTAGAGACAATGCAATGATAAGCAAAACAGAAAAGGACACATTTGCTGAAAAAACCAGCGGTAAAACCACAATCAATACAGGAGCCACAAACGTGCTGGCAATCCACACTATCGGTAGCTTTGGGGGTTCAAAATCTTTTTTATCCAAATAGGTTCACCTCCTTCCGATGATTTAAGTATACAGGCAAAGAAAATCGAAAGCAAGAGACTAGCCGATGAAACACGCATTCCGGCTTTACCACATGCCGCCCGAAAACTAATCCTCCCCTGAAAACCATGGATGTACACTCCTTTCGCCCGAACAAGCATAGATACTGCATAATTTTGCTTTGGGCGGCAGGTGGTAGGGCCGGAAAATAAGATAGGAGGTAAACAATGCCAAGATTAAAACCATCGCCCGCGGAACAGCGGAGGCAGACGTTTAGGTCGATTATGCGTTACAACGCCGACCGCATGGGCCTGACGACCGACGAAAAGACTGCAAAATACTTGGGTATATCCCCGCAGCTTTATAGCTACCGTATGCGCCACCTTTCGGCGTGGTCGTATGAAGACTTGTGCAACATCTTTAAAAAACTGCGTTTCTCGCAAAGCGACATCGAGACGTTGTTCAAAAATTAGAGGAAAGGAGGAATAAACCATGATCTTAGTTTTGTGCGGCAGTATCGCCGCCGGATGCGCGCTCATCATGCTGGCCTACGGCGCGGAGAAAATCCTCGAAAGAGCCGTAAAGCCGCCGAGAAGGAGAAAAAGAGCCGCCCGCCCCGGTGCGGAGATCATCGACATCGGCAAATACCGCAGCTGGCGCGACGCCGTGCGCGTGTATGAGACAGTGACAACGGACAGAAAGGAAAGACAAGCGTGAAAGTTTACAAGGGCACAGACAAAAATATGCAATGCCGAGGCAAACAATACGTGCTCGGCAAGAAAGAGGTCGATGACGGCGCAATCCGTTGCGGGGATAAAGGCTATCACTCGTGTGAGGCTCCGTTTGATGTGCTGCGGTATTATCCCAATATCAACGGCAACCGCTTTTTTGAGGCAGAAGCGGGCGGCGAAATCGATAAGGCAAAAAATGATGATACCAAATTAGCGTCATCAGAATTGACACTCAAAAGCGAAATTAACTTTGTTGGGCTGGTCAAGGCGCAAATAGAGTATACCCGCAAAAAAGCCGAAAGCGGAACCACAGGCGGCGACGGGAGCAACATTGTAGGCGGAGACTGGAGCAACCTCGCAGGCGGAGACTGGAGCAACCTCGCAGGCGAAGACTGTAGCAACCTTGTAGGCGGCAACGGTAGCAACCTCGTAGGCGGAAACGAGAGCAACCTCTCAGGCGGATACAGGAGCA